CAGGAATGTAGAAGATAGGCTTTGTGCCTGAACTTCCTACTTTCTTGTCAGATTGACCTAAGATTCCTTGTATATTGCCTTGAGAAGCATAGTCAGTCTTCATACCAACATAGAGTTTATCTCCAACACCATCCACTAAGGTAGATGTTACAGTAGCATTAGAATTGCCTAAAGCTGAGGTTGAACCCCAGTCACAGACATAGCCGAATCTCTTATGATATGAAGGTCTACGTTCAGTAAACTTGAAAGACGGATCATCCGTTGCTTTCTTATTTACTTTTGACACGAATCGGAAGAAAGGGTCTTGAGCAATTGCCAATTCGGAAACTTGGTCCCCGAAGGCAAATCGTCTACGCAGATCACCAGTATCTAAACCCGAACCCGCACTTGACGGGGAGTCTACATCAGATCCACCTAGATTGCTTAATTGAAATAAATCAGCCATGATTTACTCCTTTCTTACGTTTAGTTAAGGTTTTAGTATTAATGTGCCTATCCAAACAGGCCGTCAAGCCCACCGTCTATATCTTGAAGTGCTTCCAAGATCTGATCGGATTCTGACTTCTTAGCCTGACCAGCATTGTTACTGCCAGCCTGAGTTGTTGGGATATCTCGCACATTCTTCATTTGGCGTAAGGTATCTTCCTTAGATGCATTTGCAACATTCTGCTGTACCTTATCACGGTTCACCAGATAGAATGCATCATCTAAAGTCATACGATGACCTTTTGCCTTTTCCTGAAACTCAGTATACTGCTCGTCAGTGAGATTATGGCGTTTCTTGAAGTCTGCTTCAGCGGCTTGCATTTTAGCCTTAGCTTGAGTAGCAGCTACTCGCTGCCTTTCATTCTTAAGATGCTTTTGCATACGCTGTTCGACTTGCTGATTTACCATATGATTCATGACTCTTGCAGAATCTGATTCAGGATTGGTAACAGCTTCATGAGAATCAAACACAAAGTCCTCATCTAGCTTCAGTTTATCTTGGACTGTCTGATCAGGTTTACCACCTGCTTCAAGATAGTCTTTGATATACGGAATTAGATTAGGGTCTTTCTGCATGACCTCTAACAAGGGTTTCAATGGTTGGAGCGTTTTCAGCTCGGCATTTAACCTTTGTGCTTCCCGTGAAGAATCGCTGTACCGTTTTTCCCAGTTCTCACTGAGCTCTGTTTTTGCTTCTTCTACGGGTTCTCCACTATTACCAGTTTCCGAGGGGTCCTTAACTTGCGCTTCAGGAGTTACCTGTTCTTTGTCAGTAGAGTTATCGTGCGTTATTGCACTATTGACGTCACTTTCCAGTGCGTCGAAGAATGCATCAGTGGAGCTTGCATTGTCAACAGCATCTCCTTGAAGAGCTGTTTCTATATCAAGGTTACCCTTTTGCTTCTTATCATTAGCCATTTCTAGCCTCCTAATTTATGATGTTTCTTTATTACCTGTCAAATCAGCTACCTGCTCACGAAGTTCTTTACGAAGTTGCTCGCTTTCTGCTTTCTCTGCAGCTTGTAATATCTTCTGCTGAGAATCAGTTTGCAAATAGCTCTTTTCAAGTCTTGCTTTGGTATCATGAACTTTCTTGTCGACCTCGGAAGCACCTTGTAGCACCTTAGCTTTTATGCCAGCCTGTACAAGCTGTCTGGTCAACGTTTCTATGGTTCCTTCTTTTTCTTTCACCTGTTCCTCCATCGCTGATACTTGGCCCTGCATTTGAGCTAATTGGCTCTTACGTTGTGCGATATTCTGTTTATTCTTAATATCGGTTTCAGCCAGGAGGGCTATATCATCTATTACGCCTAGTTGCATTAATTCTTTAAGTTCTTCAAGATATGCCCATCTATTAACAGGCATTGTAGATCCAGCAATAAGCCTTACATCAAATTGTGCAGCTTCATAGTCCATATACTTACCGATTGCTTTACCCATATCGTTGTACATAGGTACATTGATCTCAACTTCTTTTGGATCCTGCAATGCATTAGGCTGTACAATTCTAAATACCTTATTGCCAGTGTATACTGCCTGTGAATATTGCATTATCACCTTTCCAGTCTGTCTTAGTGCTGGTTCAATGCAGTTATTAAGCCAGTATTTAATTCTTCTCGTACCATACTCATCCATAGCTAGCATACCACGATATGTTTCATGCTGTGCACCAGTATCCCCCTGCATAGATGCATATATACCTGCTAAGTATTCCATGTCTCCTTTACCTTCAGCTACGATCTGTCCGAATGCAGATACAATAGGAGCTGGCATTACAGGAGTAGGAGGGGCAGCACCAGGCCTAACTGGAAGCAGGGCTCCAGGAGAAGAAGAGTATTTCTCCCAGTAACCTGTATCGATTGCACCTTCTTCATGCATCCATCTAAGTGATGAACCTAGAGATGCATTATGAACCATTAATTGATGTGCCTTATTCATTTCTTGCTGTTTACCTATAAGAGGTGATACGGCTGAAATAGGATATGGAGTACCAGTCCACTTGTAGTGAATAGGAACAAGCGGGTACTCTGTAATATTATGCGGTAAGAATCTTTGAGATATCGTCTTATCTCCGATAACTATGGTCTGCTGAATCTTATTGTCATAGAACTTAACAGCTTCAATGACCATGGCCTGGAATGTCTCATCCTTCTCTAAGACCTTATATTCTTTCTCTGTAACAACTTTATTCTCTACCTTAGAAGCTTCAGCCTGTAATTGAGACATTCTTTCCTGCTGAGCAGACTGAATCTGCTGTTGCATTAATTTCTGTTCTTTCTGTATCTCAATCTCCATACGCTCAGGTAACATGTCTCCATTCTCTACAGCTTCTTGCATCTCCACTTGTTTCTCCAGAAACTGCACTTGCATTTCAGCTGTAAGTTCCTGTACGTATACTTCCACTTGTTGTTGTAGTTGTTGTATAACCTGTTCATCTGGCATCACCCTGTAGAATACATTCATGTAGGGTAGCTTCATTTTTTCGTAGCATTCAAAGTACTCCAGTAGTTTCTCATCTTCATCGTTAGATTTGATAGAATTCCGCATATTAGTACCAGCAGTAACAGTATTACCACCAGCATCAGGCCCTGAGAATGATGGGCCATCTATATAGCCACCACCAGATCCAGAGATCAAGTCTTTATAGGTAAAGTCATGCGTATTCTCATCGAAAGTCTTTGTAGTATAATTTGTCTCATGTCCGTATCTAGCAGATGCTTTCTGTATGGTTCTGGCTTTATCTGGGAATCGTTGCTTTAAATGGCCTTTAGGAAGGATCTTTCTTACCATAATATAAGATGCATCCTTAAATAGAATATCTCTGGACTTGGCATCCACGAATACATCAAATGGATCTGGTTGCTCAATCACAACCTCACCCATACCTCTGTCTGCATTCGGATCAACTCCAATCATGAGAAATCCTAGAGACTTAGTTACAGCATCATTAACTGCATTAGATAAAAGTGAGCTACCATCTGAATGATACCAGATATAATCAGCTATATCAGAGAAGACTGCAGCTGTATCAATATCGCTACCCTCAGCCCCGATAGCTTGCCACCGAGGCCGATTTGCGGTAGCGTAAAAGTTAAGCATCTCCACAACGGGGATTATTCTGTTGATAGTGAATGTAGGCATTCCCTGATCTTCAAGAGCCTGAGTTTCCTCTGCAGAGAGCTGATTGTCATGAGCAAAGTCAGAACCTCTCTGATTAATGAATTCCCATTGTTGCCTAAGTCCACTCTCTGCTATCTCAAAGAGGTGGAATATTCTATCTGCTGTTTTGTCGCTTCTTGCCATTATAAATTCCTATGCTACTACCCATGATTTAGGTATGGGTTTGTGTTTGTGGTACATGCCTTCTTCATTCATAGATATACTATTATCTGGGTATGCATGAAGACATGCATAAGCCAATGCATCAATCGTATCATCATGAGCCATTCTAGGTCCGAATGTAATGATTTCTCGATGTAAATCGTAGTGCTCCTTCTTGATATGTATCTGTCCTACAGAGAATCTCTGTGCTAAGACTGACTGTATTCTATCTCTCTTTGACTGTCTATTTCCAGGCTTTTCCTCTTTGAATTTCACAGTGAAATCATTCCTACGCATCATTTCTGATTGAAGAGTCTGGAAGACTGGACGTGACATAGTAGTGTCCTCAATAACAAACAGATTGGGGTGAAACGCCTGATTGATCTCAAATATGTGATCAACAATACCCTTCTGATCCTGACCCTGTATACCGAGTACAGGTAAAGACCGCTGGCGCACATAGTCCAAAACATAAATACGGTTAAAGCTATCAACCCCAATTGTGAGTATAACGGAATAGTCACTGTCTCTCCTGTTTATGTCAGTAGCAGTATCCACACCTGTAAATACTGTAACTGGTAATATATCACCTGATTCTTTAATGACATAAGAAATACCATCATTCTCATTATGAAAGAATGTGCCTTCCCAGTAGTTAACATGGTCACGATTGAAGACAGAATGGTCCTCACTCTGAACCTCCATCATATATTCTTGATAGAACTTGTGAGGCTGCCCAGAGTCGGCATAAAACTGTTTCTTTCTTTCTATTTCTTCTCTTCCGAACCATGAATCCCATAAAATCTCTCCTGTATCTGTCTCAACTTTGTACATAAGCACATCCCAGGAGAAGTCTTCCATACTAGCTTTCGCTTTAGCATGATTAACAATGAGGTTATTAATAAAACTATCAAAATGCACAGGTGTACCATTAACCCGCAAGCGACCAGTATGAGGCTCAAGAGCAGGGAAGACAACAGCAGTAATGAGGTTAGCGTTCTTTGCCCTAGCTTCTGAAGTAATGGTATTATTTTCATCCTCGAAGTCATCGAGAACAACGAGATCGTATCTCTTATGAAGCTTAGCACCACCCCGAATGCCAGATATATTTGATTTCGAAATGAGCTTACATCCATTGGAAAGCTCTATGTCTGTTTCTGTCCATTTCTTTCCCCTTAAATCTCCGAAGTAGTATCGGATTCTGTCGTTTATCTCAATATGAGATTTAATATAATCCATGTTTCCAGTGGCCAGTTTAGCAGTAGCTGATATCCAGCCATAAAAATAGGGCTCATCTGTATCATCCAAGCCCCATTCTTTTCTTTTACCAGCAAAGCAAAAGTCACGCATGATATCAGCCTTCGTAAGAACTGTCTTACCATGCCCTCTGGGCATTATAAATGCACTTTGCCTGATAGACTTGTCGTTGATCTTATCTGCAACAGTATAGTGGAAAGGAGGTGTCTCAGATCTTAAGAAATCATCTGGCAGAAATAGTTTGCCAAAGGAAATCATATCCTTATAGGCTAAGCGAAGATTCTCCTCTTCCTTGCCTACATTATGGAAGTTGACATTAGCCATCTACCACTTTCCTAACGGGCAACTTGCCGCTTTAATTTTAGTTTTGAGTTTCATAAAGCATCCACATTGCTTACATCTATTACTGGCAGTGAGTTCAGGACAGGCCTGGCACATAGCCCACCTCTCCTCAATATTATCACTTACCAGCTTTTTTCTTAGATAATTTCCGAACTCCTCTACTCGGCTCATGAGACTCCCAGACTGGGTGTTTCTTCCCGTCGAAAGGTCATGTGTGTGTAGCTCTCTCTAAGTCCTGCCATAAATTTACCTTTACCTTCAAAGGCCCATCCTGATCCTTACTTGATCAAGCTTGGTTCTTATTTCGTTAATAGCATCTGCATGCTCTTGCATTGTCTTAACAAGATAGTTCAATCTCTCACTGAGATCTACTATCTTCTCACCGTAGCTATCTTCAGCTTTGGCAACTACTGTAGCTTCGTCACTCATAAAGTTCTCCTATATTGACTTCTAGTGCTTTCATTTCCTCCATTGTTGGTGCATGTTCAACTTCAGTAAATGCAGGGTTAGTTAGCTTTTCTAACTTCTTTGCATCTACATGCTGAGATATCCCATGCTCCTTAAGAAGGTCACTGTTATTTTGAAAATACTGTATTGCATCAACCGTAGGCTGATCTAAGGTTCCATCTTCTGACAGATTCTCTAAGTTCAAGATCTGACTGATTTGATTCAGATTCTTCTGTACAGCTCCTAAATGCATTTTATTATTGAGGTCGGCTGCCCTGATTTGCTTATCCAGACTGAGGATGAACGCTTTTTCATCTTCGATGTTATACGCTCCTTTTTTACCATAGGCGAGTGTTTGACCGTCAAGAGTTGCGAAACTAGGCATCACCATCTCCTAAGAGATCTTTCCTATCTTCGATAACTTCTGCATCTTCGGGAAGGAACCCTTTAAATACAGCACCACCAATAGCGGTGATTTCTTTCTTAGTTTCTTTCATTTCTAATATATCTGCCAACTCAAATAAAGCTCTAAGGCGATCAGAATCCCTCTCTCCTGTCTCTGCAACCTCTTTAATTCCAGAGAGAACAAAGGTATCGTTGATCCCTAACTGCTTTAATACTGGCTTTAATTCTGCTTTCATTGCTGTTTTTATCCTTTCCTGTCTTAAAAGAAGACCTGCACTCTCTTTAGCATATGCAGGTGTATTAGTTTTAAATGCACTCATGTATGCTTCCACGTAATCCATGCCCTGAGCTACAAACTGAGCAAACAGACGCTCTCTCGGTGTCGTATGAGGGCGAGTCTTAACAGAATCTTCAGGATGCTTACCAGAGAAATTATAGATATTTACCCTCTTTTCAGTGTCCATCTGCCCATTCTCTCTACAGATATAAGTACCAGTACAAGTACCGA